AATCAGATAAATACAAAGGAATATCTCTCGTAGATGCGATTGGATCTCTCAGTGAGAAAGGTCGAGCGTACATAGAACACTTACCATTGATAATGGATGGTGTCACATGGGATGTCATGTCCGCCTATGAATTTGTAAAAAATATAGATCATACATCACTTTCGAACATGTACACACAAAGAGTCTCTGGTAAAGTAATGTGTGATGCCATGGAAAAGTGTTTACTAGATAACGGTGTTAACTTTATTTTTGGAACTGAAGTAAATTCTATAGAGTATCGAAGTGATGGGTATTCTGCTAAGTTTGATACTGATCAAATTATAAACGATGGTATGTTGTTCTTATGTGTAGATAACAGTCCAGCTCTAAAACTATTGGGTGATAACTGGGGTCCAGATGCAGAGAAAAAGTTACGAGGAAGTACCTACGGTGCCATAAATGTTCTTCTCGATTATGACAAGAAACCAGTGTTGAAAACTGATATAGAAATAGCAACACAAACCAAATGGAACTTACAACCTAAAGTTCTTTCAGATGGAAAAACAGTCTCATGTGTTATATGTAACTTGACTGAAGAGATTCTGAGTTCTAGCCCCGAAGTCATAAAGGGGGAAGTTCTCAAACAACTTGGACTACCCCAACCAAATACCATACGAATTGGGTGGGGTGCGGAATGGGAAGATGACAAGTGGACATTTTCACAATCATCGGGTGTTCTCAGTCTCCACGGTCAACTCCCATTTTTTGGAAATTGTTCAAAAGTTGCCATGTGTGGTATGATGTCCCCTAGAAATACACCCTATTCGAGTATCGAATCAGCCGTTGAAGTATCGAGGTCTCTGAGTCATCAAGTATTCGGTACTAGAAAGCCACTCAAACCCCTTCTCGTTTCCCATGTTTTGTTGTACACTTTTGCAATACTTATAGTTTTAACGTTAGTTTATTTTAAGAAGAAATGAAATTTCTAGGAAAAGTGCATGAACCTATTTATGAGTTCAACGACAAAAAGTATATTCGTTTTATAATTCCATCTAAGTGTTCAGAAATTATAGAGCGAATGCATATAAATAAATGGCGTTTTCTATCAAACCCAAATATTGACAACCCGTTGGATGGCAACATCTTGACAGTAAAAGTTCCATTTCGGTACCGAAGAGTCATGTGTAACGTTCAAGGAAAACCTATTCAATCTCTCGTCAAAGATGACCAGGCCGAAATTGAAATAGAGTTCAAGGGTGCATGGAATGTTGGTAATTATTCGGGTTTATCTTGGGTACTATCTTCCTCAATCTTCTCGAGTCCCTGAGTAGGATCTAGGGGTAATTCAATCGTGTTCACACCACCCTTTTTCAGGTTAGAAAAGGTTTGAAGCATTCCTTGGAGACGAAAAACTTCTTGAGTCATTTGTTCGATATTTTCTTGAAGTCGCTTAATATTATCATCAATGTCAAGAGTGGGCATCGTGTACTTATTTAAAGTTTCGCATCTTTAAATAAGTATGCTCTCCAGAACAGGATACATCGTGAATACGGGTCCAATTCAGGAAATTAAAAAGGAACTTACCGTAAGACCTATAGTAAATGGGGATTACGGATTCCCTCCACCACCTTTCAAAGTTTTCAGACCGGCTAAGAATGGAGTCTGCGTTCCAAGATTCTACGGAACTTCTAAACTTGGAGAACCACGTGAAGACAAAAGACCAGAACCTACCCGGATCAATACCAAATTTGTCGGACAGCTTAGGGATACTACACACCAAAATGATGCCCTCAGAGCAGCAATTAAAGCAGGGCATGGTGTGCTTTCTCTACCATGTGGGTATGGCAAAACGACGGTATCCTTGGCCATAGCGTGTAAGTTGGGGTACAGGACCATGATTGTCGTACACAAACAATTCTTAGCAGATCAATGGCGAGAAAGGATTCAGCAGTTTTGCCCGGGTGCCACGATTGGTGTAGTACAGCAAGATAAGAAGGAAGTCAATTGTGACTTTGTCATCGCTATGCTCCAGTCACTATCACTCAAAGAATATTCATTTTCAGATTTTGATAGTGTAGGAACTCTCATAGTAGATGAGGCGCATCACATTTGTGCCAAGGTATTTAGTCAGAGTTTGTTTAAAATGTGTCCCAAGCACATCTTTGGACTCTCAGCGACACCCGAACGAAAAGATGGTCTCACTAAAGTGCTTCATTGGTTTATGGGTCCAACATTCTTTGCGGTTGAAAGAAAGAATCAAGAACAAGTTGAAGTGTTTCAGGTTACGTTCGATTCACCGAATTATAGAAACCCTCCACCATCTATGAGAAATGGAAAGATTTCAATGCCAAATATGATTACATATTTAGTTGAAGATCGTCAAAGAAATAAGATGTTGGTGGAGTTGGTGAAAAAGGCTTCAGCGGGGACTCGACAACTTTTAGTTCTCAGTGATCGTCGGTTTCATTGTGAATTCCTTCACCAATGTTTCCCTAAAACTTCAGGACTCTATATGGGTGGTATGAAAGAAGCCGCTCTCCAGGAATCTTCAAAAAAGAAGATCATATTCGCAACATTCAGCCAAGCCCATGAGGGTCTCGATATTCCAACTCTTGATACAGTTATCTTAGCCAGTCCCAAGTCTGATATCACTCAAAGTATTGGAAGAATTATGAGAGAAACAAAGGGAAAGAAGAATGATCCTCATATTTATGACGTACATGACCCTTGGTCGATCTTCACAGCGATGTATTACAAGCGAATGAAAGTGTACCGACAAGGTGGATTCAATATCCGTGGAAAGATTGTGGAAGAAAAGAAGAGTGACTTCCCTCAGGGAAAGTGTCTGTTTTTATAATCTGAACATCTATTAAATGTCGGGTGCATTAATACAATTGGTATCCAAGGGAATGCAAGATGTCTATCTAACTAGTGACGATGGACACTCTTTTTTCCGTATGAAGTTTACGAGGCATACAAACTTTTCTCAAGCACCCAAATACATTAAAAATATTTCTGATAAAGATGTGTCTATTAAAATTCCTGTTTTGGGTGATGTCATCAATGGATTGTGGTTAGAATCGAGTTCTCTGAACTCGAATGCTAATATCGCATCCAATCTATTTTTTAATTCTACATTAGACCTCTTTATAGGCGGTCAAAAAGTTGATTCACAACCATATGATTATTTCGGTGATATATGGCCAAACTACTTAGCTGATACATGGAATAAATCTCAAGAACTTAACAATAAAACTTCGACATCTAACTATACATTCATTCCACTTCATTTCTTTTTCTGTGATCATAAAGCATTTTTACCTCTCATAGCATTACAACATCACGAAGTCGAAATACGAATTAATTTTGACGAAGCAAATTTAGCTACTATAGGAGCTGATGAAAAGACTGCTAAGATATATGGAAATTATGTGTATTTAGATAAGGAAGAGAGGGAATCTTTGATTAGTCGATCATTGGATTTTGTAATAACACAAGTTCAGAAAATAGAGTTTCCCCTCACGACTACTATTGATAACACATTGGCCAGTAATGAAAATGTGTGTGACATATCTTCATTCAATCACCCAGTTAAATCGTTATTCTTTGGTTTTGGTGCAAACAGTGGTGATTTTGCAAACGATCGTTTCACATTTAAGAATGCTGATTTACAAATAAACGGGATACCTTTACTCGAACAGATGAGTCCCATGTACTTTCACACTATTCAGAATTATTTCAAATCATCATTTGGAACTTCTGAATTTATCGCAGAGAGTCAAGTGTTAATGTATACTCGATTTTTCGCGTACCACTTTTGTATGAACGCATCAGACTATAATCCATCTGGTTCTTGTAATTTCAGCCGACTTGATAACGCTAAATTGACAATCAGAGGCGCTGAAAAGGGTTTGAATAGACCAGCTAACCAGACACTATTTGTGTACGCTGTAAATTATAACGTGTTGAGAATCAAGGACGGTTTGGCAGGAATTTTATTCGGTAGTTAATGTATAGATGGGTAGAACTGTTCGTTTCGATCAGATTTTTGTGTCGAATATGGACGCTGATCCCACAGAGCAGGATATTCTCACCACAGTACGGAGTATTATTACGAGTGAGATTGAAGCGGATGAAATTGTAGTTGATCGTATCGGTATTGCTAACACAGTTCCGACAAAGAGTTTCTCTATCGGTGCAGATCTCTTTATGCAAAGTGGTCAAGAGGTCATTTTGGATGTCTCCAAAACTGTCAAGACTGCGCGCATGAATGTAACTGATAAGATTGGTGTGAAGACTGAAAATCCAGTCAACGATTTCCAAGTTGGTGATAACCAGGAATTCTTTATCAGTTTAGATAATCGTGATTTAGTCACTGTAAATGGTAACATTTTTACGTCTAATTTAGCATTTACAAATGATCTTGAACTCGTTAATAAGTTTAAGGTGAGTAATAGCGTTTCAAATGTTCTCGAAGTTACCGGTAATACATTCACAACTAATGTGGGTGTGGGAAAATGTCTGACTGTTGGTAACGAACTCGACCCAGCTATAGATTCCAATGTGGCCGTATTTGAAAATGGTAACGTTATTGTCAGGAATGGTGTGCTTCGGATTTTTGGAAACACTGAAATGGTTGGTAACTTATCCATCACAGAAATTCCAGATTATTTGGAAGTAAACAGTCTTGTCATATCAAACGCTGTCATTCAAATGGCTACAGATCCTACGAATACTGGTGCATTTTCGGGGAATGATGGAAATTATGATATGGCCACGTTGATGGTTCAAAAGGCTGGAGATGCTAACGTGTTTTTTGGATACACACAAAGTGACGACACAATGAAACTGGGTCGCACATTCGGTGGACCTCTCACTCAAAACTTTACGATGGATCCGGCGACTACGACGAATCTTCAAATTTTTGGAGAATTATACACACAGAATAATGTGGGTATAGCCAACACGTCACCAAATTACAGTCTTTCCATAGGTTCAAATGTATACGTGAATGATACTGCGACATCATCTGCGAATGTTTTACATGCCAATGGGTATGGATTTTTTAAGGGTATGCGAATAGGAGATGACGGACTCACTGTGGGTAGTCTCATTACACTGGATGCGGATGCGGCGATACCGATGGTGGTGACATCCACTATTCAAGCCCATAGTATTCAAACAACTGGTAACACACCGACGGGTATAGCCAATACAAATCCAACTGATACATTCTCAGTTGGTAACAAATTGTTCATAAACACAGCTTCCACTGCCGCGAATACATTAACAATTCTAGGTAATACAGTTACAAATCGTCTCATCACACAATCTATTCGTGTTCAGGATTTCATTGAGGTTGAAGGTGATTCAGGAATCACATCCACCGCGAACGTGCTCGTTCACGCCGACACAGATGATGGTGACTCCGTTTCAAATGCAGTAGTACTCAAAGCTGGACCACTCACAGCAAACATAAGTGCGATTGAGATATATGGCGCTAAAACTTCAGCCAGTGCTCAAAATATCCGATTCTTCACCAAAAATACTGAGAGAGTACGCGTAGCATCCAATGGATATGTTGGTATTTCTAATACAAGCCCCAGTGAACATTTAACCATTGATGGTAATCTTAAAATCAATGGAAGTAACGCGGCGATATTTGGTAATACGGGGACAAATATGAAGATATTTACGAGTCCAGTGACGAAAGAAACTAGAATCGAAAATATTGTTGGGAGTGGTAAAGGTATCAACTTTTTTGCGAGTACGACCGCATCCATGGGTACACCAGCATTGACCGTTTTAGAAACGAGTAATGTTGGTGTAGGTACTTCGGTACCTCAAGGGCGTTTTCACGTCTCCGGTGGTACAGCCTTTTTTAATGATCAAGTTGTTAATCGAAACGGTTTTAGTCACCTCGGAACTCCACTGGTAGTTACCAATACTTCCCCAGTTACGAGTGCATCCGATTTCAAAAATGTCATGCAACTCACGCGTGAAGGTGGTACAGATGGACAACACGGTGTTCGGGGTGTTTTCCAAATGGGTAAACACGGGACCGCTTCAGGAACAGCTCGTTCTCAATTGAATCTCTCATTGGCGGGTGATGATTATAATACCCCGAACCATGTGATGACGTGGCGAAGTAATAAGCGTGTGGGGATTGGTACAACGACACCAGCGTCACATTTAGAAATTATCACGAGTGGAATAGGAAATTCATTAACCAATGGTGTTCTTGTGCATAGTGAAAAGATTAACAATATCGCAGATGACGCCATCGTAGCTATGAGGGCTGATACGCTCACATCAAACTCATTTGCTTCGTTTATTCAAGCTGATGGTATTGCTGGTAACCCCACTGGATATTCTATGGGTGTAACAGGATCCGCGGGTGACTTCAGACTTACTAAAAATCCTGATGTGATTAATGATTCGACGAAGAGTCGACTCTTTATAGACGGTACTTCGGGTAATATGGGGATTGGTACAGATGTACCCCGACACAAGTTAGAAGTTAATGGTAATGTTGTAATCGGTAATGAACTCTATTTTGGTGGTCTCGTTTCTGATGAATTTAGTAATACTTTTATCAAGGAACGACTGGTTAGTACAGATATATCAGAACTGTTAATTTTTAAAGGTAATGAAGGTCCCGGTGGTCAAGGACCCGATCAACTACGATTTGTTGGATCGCAACAAGTATTCCAGACATATAGTGAACCCCAATTGAATGATGTAGCTAAGACTGCTATGGAAGCGGGTACTTCAAATTTACTTAAACCGACTATGTTCTTAACTGCACAGGGTAAGGTTTTGATAGGAACAGCTGATGAAACTAAAATTCAACAAACCGCAACAACACAATTATTCGTAAACGGTGGTATTGAATTCGCTGGTGGTCAAAAAGTCAATTTTGGTAATCTGGACATATTCGCTTTAAGTGATGGAGCTCGTTTTGAGACCATTGGCGCTGTTGATATGAGATTTCAAAATAAAGCGACAGCTGGTACATCTGAGCTAAACGCAACCGAAGCTATACGAATTAAAAGTACAGGTCTCGTGGGTGTTGGTACAGCTACCCCGGATACAAATGTGCACATCTACTCTGGTGTCACGACAGACATAGATGTTCTTAAATTACAAAGCCCGGGAACTAATAACAAGATAGGTGTCAGTTTGAATACAAACGATAACTACGGAGGGTATGTGAGGGGTTTCAGTAACACACAACACTCAATACACGGGACTGTCTTAGGTGCGGTCAAAAATAGCGTTGAAGCTGATGGTATTCATATAATTGATTCGAGTAATGTGGGGATAGGTACAGTAAATCCGAGTGAGCGTTTCACTGTGTATAACAGTAAGGCTCGACTAGAACACTCTTCTGCGGATGCGATTATGGAGTTCAAAACATCCGGTGGTGTTTCTAATATCTATGGTGATGTGACGGGTAATGTTGTAATTGACCCGGTTCTAAATCTTGTGGTGAGAAGCAATGTCGAGGTCTTTGGTGATCTCGAAATTGATGGTAAAATTGATCTTGGTAACCAAGTAGCCATTGGTTTAGCGGGTGAGGATGCGAATACATCGATTCACGTCAATGGTGGTATCATCACAAACTCTGATGAAGTTGCATGTAAGCGGTACTCTAAACAATTTTCAATCACAACTGGTAGTGGTCAAGATGTGCAACTAAACTTTGGAGCCGAAACATTCTACGCTAAGATTGTCGCTCAATTGAGAGAGACGAGTGATGTTGATAATGTAAGTAGTATGGTTCTTGAAGTACAAGGAGGTACACACGACGGAACAACGCCATCACTTCCAATCGCCATAGGTACTAAAAATATGTTCAGTGGTCTTAACCTGTATCCATGGAGTCCCACTGTGGTAACGGGGAAACGCTCGGTACAGATTGTGCCAATAATTAAGGATACTGGTAGAAACTACGCATATGACATTTTCGTGGAATTAGTTTCGGGTGTTGCTGGATCTCTAAAATCTATTACACATAAACTCATAGGTTCTGCGACACTTGATAACGGTGGCGGTGGTAATGTAAATAAAGCAACTTTCACATATTAAATTTACTACAAGGGAAAACCCTGCGGTAGATAAAAAGTAATTATGCCCTGATGGAATCAGAGACGGCTAGAGCAATCACGCCGACAATGAAAGCCATGACGACATAATTGAGTTCAG